ATTAAAAGCAGAAGCAATAGCTACTTTCGGTGGCGTTGTGAAATTAGCGGAAGCGCTCGGTATTCAACATTCGGCAGTGTGTCAGTGGGGCGAGTTTGTGCCACCACTTCGCGGCTACCAGATTCACGAGATTCTAAATCAAACAAATCAAACTGCTCAGTCAGAGGTGGCTTAATGTCTGAAAAATACAAAATGACTCTTAACGTTGAACTACGCAAAGACATGGTTTTTGGCAAAATGTGTTCGGCTCTAGGCGTATCTAAGACTGAACGTATTAACTTTCTCATTGATCAAGACCTCGAATATCATGAACGTTTGTCGAGCGAATTATCAGACGCTTTTCCTAGCTTCTCAATAGATGCAAAAAGAATACGCGAGAAGGGGCTAGGGTGAGCTTTACGCTTATGGCTAAAGCCAAGCCTATTAAGGTCGGCAACTCAGGTAGAAAGCTAGTGCTAATGATGCTGGCTGACATATCGGACGACTCTGGCAGGTGCTTTCCTAGCTACCAACATTTAGCTGACGTTTGTGAAATGTCGCGCAGATCAGTAATAACCCACATCTTAAACCTTCAAGAAAAAGGCTTACTCACAATCACTCACAGGAAGTTAAAAGGCGAGTTGATTAACAGTTCAAATATATACCACTTAACCTTAGAACAAGCCTCAAAGCCTTATGAAACGGGTAGTGAAAATTCTGCACTAGGTAGTGAAATGGTTGCACTAGGTAGTGAAACAGTTGCACTAGGGGGTAGTGAAATGGTTGCACCCATAACCTATCACTCTTCTGAACCTATCAATGAACCTATAAAAGAAAAGACACGATTTAAAAAACCATCACTTGGCGATATTTCCCAATACATGGCTGATTACAGCAAAAGCAAGAATATAACGTTTGATGATTTTTTACCTGATAACTTTTTTGATTACTACGAAAGCAATGGCTGGAAGCGCGGCAACAATAAAATTAAGGATTGGCAAGCAACAGCTAGAACGTGGGTTAGAAACCAAAACAATAAATCAAATGGAGGTCAGTATGCAGGCCAAAACAATCAGCCAGCTAATAACTCAGCCCCTGCAAGGGTCAGGGCAGCAAGCGCACAACGACAGGCACAACGCGACAGAATTGAGCGAGCGATTAATTGACCGCCTATGGGAAGTAATGACTGACCTATTTGGTCACAAGTGGACTAGCAGCCATGACTTTTCTGATAACGGCAGTTGGACTTCTTTTCTTGAGGACTTGAACGGCAAGCAATTTAAAGCTGGCATTGATGCGCTACAAGATTGGACAGAATCATGGCCTCCATCAGCCACCGACTTTAGAAATATGTGTTTAGGAAGAGCCAGAGGCGGTGAAGAACAAAACATGATTTCTAATCAACAAGCGATACAAGCAAGAGCAGCACCTTTACCGATTACCAAGCAGTTAACCGATGAAGAGCGCGATTACGGAACACAACAAGCGGCAGCACTAAAAGGATTGTTTGCATGAAAGATTATTTAGCAGAGCCAAAACTAAAAAGCGATTACAAAGAATTAATTAATGATTACCAGGGGTCAATTACCAAAGCTGATTGGGGTGAATCAGGTGGTCTATGTCACATATTTAAATCACAACTTAATCCCAGTGCTAGGGCCAAATATAACAAGCAAAGGAAAGCCGCATGATTCATTCAAACAGTCTAGACGCAATAGCTGCAATAACCCCAGTAACAGGGCAAGCAAGAATTGAAGTGCTTAAAGTTATTCGTGATAAACAGCCAATTACTCGCCAAGACATTGCTGCAAGTCTAGGTTGGGAAATTAATCGGGTAACGGGTCGTGTTCGTGAACTGCTAGACAAGAACAACATTATTGAGGCTGGCAATGACACCACACATAGAGTTAAACGTGGGTTATTGAGAGTTGCATGAAAGTCTTAGACCTATTCTCAGGCATTGGTGGCTTTAGTTTAGGTCTTGAAAGGGCTGGCATGGAGACTGTCGCCTTTTGCGAGTTTGATGAACACGCACAGAAAGTATTACGCAAGCACTGGCCTGATGTGCCAATACACAGCGATATAAGGGAACTAGATGCTAAACAATTCAGAGGAACAGTTGACGTTGTTTGCGGTGGATTTCCCTGCCAAGACTTGTCAAACGCTGGAGCGCAAGCAGGCTTTAGTGGAGATCGTTCCAGTTTATATACCGAAATGCTTAGAGTTATTAGCGAGTGTATGCCCCGATACGCAATTTTTGAAAACGTGTCAGGACTCCTTACTGGAGACTCAGGTCGGTGGTTCGGACAATTTCTCTATGACCTGGACAAGATCGGGTTTGATGCAGAATGGCATTGTATCGAGGCTGCCTACGTTGGCGCACCGCATAGGCGAAATAGAATCTGGGTTATTGCCTACCCCCACTCTGGATGTGAGCTCAAGAAAAAAGAAATATTCACAAGGGGGGACACCATTATCTCTAGCACTATCAAAATTAAAATTTCTGCCAACGCCAACAGTAAGCGATGCAAAGGGTTCGCCAAAATCGCGCACGATCTTAAACAACAAATCGAATTTATGCGAAGTTCTGAGGCAGTCAGAAAGCGATTCAATTTATCCCAATCCCCTCTTTGTAGAGCAAATGATGGGCTTCCCCGTAGATTGGACAGACTTAGAAGATTAGGCAACGCAGTCGTTCCACAAATACCAGAAGCAATAGGCAGAGCCATTATGGGAGCAGCATGATTTTAAACCTAGAGCAGTGTCAAGAGGTTGTGAAGCGCAAAAACGCTGGCATGTTGTCAGCAGAAATTGCCAAAAAATATGATATGCCACTCTATCATGTGACATTGATAATGAAGTGCCAGCGCAACAGATACCCATTAAATGAGTATTTGTTGATTGATAACCCTGCGTATAAGTTCAGCCCGTTGCATGAAAAGAAATGCGCGTGGGATTTACGATTAAGTTTGCGCTTATCACGATTGCCAATGAGCAAATGGGCAGATGCAATATGACAGGTAACGATTGGACAGTTAACTCAGACCCAAGTCTTGAGAACTTGATTAAACATTTGCGTGAACTGTATGCCGATAAAAAATATGTACAGGTTAAGTGGACAACAGGTAAGCAAATAACTAGCCCACAAAATAGATCACTACATCAATACTGCGAATGGGTAGCTGATGAACTAAATGGTCGTGGCTTAGATATGGTTAAGACGTTAAAGCCTGGTGTAGAAATACCTTGGTCAAAAGTGTCAGTTAAAGAGCATATCTGGCGACCAGTGCAGGAGGTTCACTTTGGCGTTAAGTCAACAAAGAAGCTAGAGCGACTCGATGTGAGCATAGTTTATGACGTTATCAACCGCCACCTATCCAACAAGTTTGGTGTGCATGTGCCGTTTCCGAGTAAAGATAACAATGGCTAACAGTAAAAAGAAGTGCAGACATTGCAAAGCCTTTGCTTTAGTGGAGACAGGCGTAACAGTACCGCTAGGCTTTTATTGCACTAAAGCACACGCCTTAGAACATCAGCAGGCCAAAGCTATAGCCAGTGTAAGCAAGATTAGAGCTAAAGCCACACAATTAGCTAAGAAAGACATAAAGGCCCGTAAACAGGCTTTAAAGAGCCTTGGTGAGCTACACAAAGAAGCGCAGCCAGAATTTAACAAGTACATCAGGCTAAGAGACAAAGGAAAGCCCTGTATAAGCTGTCAACGACACCACACAGGCCAGATACATGCAGGGCATTACAGATCGGTAGGGGCAGCAGCAGAACTGCGTTACAACGAGAACAACGTCCACGCCCAATGTGCGCCTTGTAATAACCACTTGTCGGGTAACGCCATTGATTACCGCATTAATCTGATTAACAAGATTGGTATAGAACAGGTTGAGTTATTAGAAGGGCCACAAAAGCCAAGACGTTATAGGCGTGACGATATTATTGCGATTAAATCTAAGTACAAAGCATTAGTTAAAGAATTGACAGTAAAACTTGAGGGCGCAGCATGATACCTATCCATCAAGACGAAGTTAACCAGGGGGCAAACCTTCTTGCGTTACTCATAAAATCTTTAGTAGAAGTCAACGATGGTCGATTGCTAAATGAACAAGATGATTTACTAATTGCTGCGGCAGTAGTTTGGATTGATGAATACAGTGATATGAATGTTGAAGAAATAGAAATAACGGAACATTAAAAGGAATTTATATGCAGGTTGAACAGCTAAAGGTAGGGGATTTAATTCCTTATGTTAATAACTCACGCACACACTCAGATGAACAAGTCATGCAAGTGGCGTCAAGCATTAAAGAGTTTGGTTTCACTAACCCAATATTGATTGATGATGATGGTGGCATCATAGCTGGTCATGGGCGGCTAATGGCGGCTAAGAAGCTAGGGTTAGATGAAGTGCCATGTATAAGGCTAGGTCATTTGTCAGAAGCGCAGCGTAAAGCCTACGTTATTGCTGATAACCAGTTGGCACTAAATAGTGGATGGGACTTAGA